TCGAGGCAATCAGGGCCGAGAAGCGGGGCGGCTGATACAGTTTGGTCATGACAGTCGAGCCGACGATTGTGGGATCAAGGGCCATCGTGCCCGCATCGACCGAGCCGGCGGCGACCGACTCCGGGCTGCTGGCCGACCCGCACCATGCCCATGAGGACGCCCGCATGGTGGCCCGGGCCCTCAAGCACCGCTGGCCGATCCCTGAGCACATGCGGCCCAAGATCGTCGATCGGCTGGTTGACATCGCCACGGCGAGCCCGGACGACTCGGACGCCATCAAGGCGGCGAGCGTGCTGCGGACCATGGACGGCGACAACCTGACGGCCGAGATTGAGGCCGAGAAGAACGCCCGAATCGACGCGGGCAAGCCGACGCAGGCGGTCCAGATGTACGGCAAGCGGGCCCCCATCGACGAGGTGTGATGGACTACGAACCGTTCGGCGCGGCTTTGGCCGTGTGGAAGAGCAAGTCGCCCGAGGTGCTGGTGCCGGGCCCGGCGGGCACGGGCAAGACCCGCGCGATTCTTGAGAAGGTGCACCTCTACCTGCTCAAGTACCCCAAGACCCGCGGGCTGATCGTCCGCAAGACGCGGGCGTCGATGACCGAAAGCGTGCTGGTGACGTTCGAGAGCAAGGTGGTGCAGGCGGGGTGCACGCTGACCAACCAGGCACGTCGCACCAGGTCGGCGTACGACTACGACAACGGCTCGACGCTGGTCGTCGGCGGGCTCGACAACCCCGACCGGATCATGAGCACCGAGTACGACCTGATCGCGGCGTTCGAGGCCACCGAGTTGAGCGAGGACGACTGGGAGAAGTTGACCACGCGCCTCCGCAACGGCAAGGGCCCGTATCACCAGATCATCGCGGACTGCAACCCCGCGGCCCCAACCCACTGGCTGAAGCGTCGTGCCGACCGCGGGCAGATGGCCGTGTTCGAGTCGCGGCACAAGGACAACCCCATGCTGTGGGACGAGGCCAAGGGCGACTGGACGCAGGCGGGCCAGAAGTACATCGCCACGCTGCAGTCGCTGAGCGGGCATCGCCGTGCCCGGCTGCTCGACGGGCGTTGGGCCGCGGCCGAGGGTCTGGTCTATCCCGAGTTCGACCCGACCATCCACGTGGTCAAGGCCATGCCGCCGGGCTGGGAAGCGTGGCCCAAGATCCGCAGCATCGACTTCGGGTACGTCCACCCGTTCGTCTGCCAGTGGTGGGCGATCGACGGCGACGGCCGCATGTACCTGTACCGCGAGGTGTACCGGTCGAAGCGGACGGTCGCCGACCACGCGAGGCAGATCGTCGCCCTGTCCGCCAGCGAGACCTACGTGGCGACCGTGACCGACCACGACGCCGAGGACCGGGCCACGCTCGCGTCGGCAGGCATCCAGACCGTGGCGGCGAACAAGGACCACCGGACGGGCCGCGACTCGGTGCACGGGCGGCTCCTAGTGCAAGGCGACGGACGGCCACGGCTGTACCTGCTCGACGGCTGCACGGTCGAGACGGACGCGGACCTGTACAACGCCAAGCGGCCGACCTCGACGCTGGCTGAGTTCGACGCGTACTGCTACCCGCCTGGTCAGGACGGCAAGGCGGCCAAGGAAGAGCCGATCAAGGCCAACGACGACGGCCTCGACGCGCTGCGGTACGCGTGCATGTACTTCGACGGGCCCAAGGCGTCGATGGGCGCATGGGTCGGGCGTGTCGCCGACGCGGGTACACTGGATGAGGCGACCGAATCACGCGGATGGGCATGACCACCATGGCAAAGCGAACCACCAAGAAGGCGATTGAACCTGACCAGCGCGAGATCCCCGGCGCGTGGGTGTCGGCGTCGCTCATCCCGGGCGAGTCGTCGACCTCGTACAACAACCAGAACACGGGGCGCGACTACGAACTCGTGACTCGCGGCATCACGGGCACGGCCTACCGGGCGGCGACGATCAACGCCACGGTGCTGTCCGGGCAGACGCTGCGGCTGTTCCGCAAGGTCGGCACGGGCGTCGCTAAGGCCGGCCGCAAGGTGGTCGATAAGCGGATCGTCAAGCACGCGACCAACCGCGGGCGGGTGAAGAGCCTGATCGGCAAGGCGGCCACGTACGCCAACCGGGCGGGCGACGAGGTCGAGGAGGTGCTGGACCATCCGGTGCTCGACCTGCTGCAGAACCCCGATCCCATCTACACCGGCAGCATGTGGATGCACATGCTGTTCTGGTTCAAGGAGGTGTCGGGCCGCGCGTACCTCTACGTGGGCGAGAAGGTCAACGGCGTGCCGGTGTCGGCCTACATCCTGCCCTCGCAGTTCGCCTGGCCGATGCTGTCCGACACGGGCTTCATTGCCGGGTACTACTACGGCAGGAATCGGTCGGACCCCATGCGGATTGCGGCCGAAGACGTGGTGTACCTGCGGCAGCACGGCAGCCCGGTGCACCCCGCCGGCGGCATGTCCTGGCTGTACAGCGTCATGGCAGAGACCGACATGGAAGCCGCGGCCCTCCAGGCTGAGGCCCAGCGGTGGCTCAACGGCGGCATGCCGGGCATGGTGTTCAAGGCGGCCCCGACTACGACCGACGCCCAGATGCGGCAGATCAACGCGCACCTGAACCAGAGCACTAGGGGCGTCGGCAAGGCGGGCTCGATCCTGCTGCTCCGCGACACGGAGTTGATCCAGTACGGCACCAAGCCCCACGAGATGCAGTACGTTGAGGGCATCACCACGACCGAGAAGCGAATCTACGACGCGGCGGGCATCCCCGAGCCGATCTACCGGCTCAACTCGGCCAACCTCGCGTCGGCGACGGTGGCGAACGCCCAGTACATGCGGTACACCATCGCCCCGCGGCTCGCCACGCTCGCAGGCGAACTGACCGAACTGCTGTTGCCGCACTACGGCGTCGAGCCAGGGGACATGTGGTTCTGCTTCGACGACCCGACGCAGGACGACCAGATTGCGTTGGCGACGGAACTGCGGGCGGCCGAGGCGCAGGGCATCATCACCCCCAACGAGTACCGCGCGGTGATGGACCTTGAGGCGCTGCCGGACGAGGCGAACCTCATGCGGTACCGCCAGACCGAGGCGCCGGCCCCGATGGGCATTTTCGGCGGCGGCATGCCGACCCCGGCGAAGGCCGAGGACATGCCCAGCAAGGACGTTGGCGAGGCGTCGGTGGACGTCGAGCAGCCGACCCCCGAAGACGCCCCCGAAGTCACCCCCGAAGACGCCCCCGAAGTCGAGGCCAAGTCGATGGCGACCAAGCCCCGGGTTCCCCGCAAGTACAAGGCCGCGACGCTGTGGGACGAGGCGACCGGCGTGCCGACCGTGGGCAGTTCGCTGTTCCGCCGATTCCTGTCGGCGTTGACCGGCTGGTACACGACGGCCGTGCCGAGCATGATCGACGACACCGGCATCGTGCAGATGCCCGACAATGCCGCCATCGAGGACCTCAACAAGATCGCCGATCGGTTCGTCGCCGACATGCTGCGAACGGGTGCGATGGACGGCCTCGCCAAGATCGGCATGGACCCCGACGACGGCGCGTTCAACGTCGCCAGCGAGACGGCCATGTCGTACGTTCGCAACCGCGGCCTCGAACTGGCCAAGACGATCCCCGAAACGCTCAAGGGCCACGTGGCCGTCGCCATCGAGAAGCAACTGGCCGCGGGCACCAGCATCGCCGACCTGCGCGACGCCATCCGCGAGGTGGCCCCGGACCTGACCGAGTGGCAGGCCGTTCGCATCGCCAGGACCGAGACGGCCATGGCGTACTGCGAGGGCAACCGCCAGGCATGGGAACAGCAAGGCGTGGCGACCAAGGCGTGGAGCGTCGCGGGCGGCCCGTGCCCCATCTGCGAGGGCATCGGCGAGGCCTACCCCAACGACATTCCGATTGGCGAAGCGTTCTCCACGGGCAGCGGCTCGTGGCAGGCCCCGCCCGCACACCCGAACTGCCGGTGCGACCTGCTGCCCGGCGTGGAGTACGTCGATGACGAGTGACCGTGCAACCCAGATCGTTCAGGCCATCCGCCGCCGGGCCGTCGCTACCGGCGTCCTGACCAAGGCCGACAGCCCGATTGGCGTGATGGCTGGCAAGCAGACCTACCACGCCAAGGCCAAGGTCAAGCAGGCCGCGGGGCAGCCCCTCGAGGTGATCTGCTACGCCTCGACGGCGGCGGTCGACCTGGAGCAGGAGGTGGTACTGCCCAGCGGCTGCGACATGCAGACGTACCTAGGCGTGAACCGCAACCTGTTCGTCGATCACAACTACGACGTGTGCTCGGCCGTGGCCACAGTTCGGAGCATGTCGCTCACGCCGTCGGGCTGGCTGTGCCACGGGGTGTTCCATGACGACATGACCAACCCGTACGTCCGGGCATGCGTGGCCCTGGCCAAGGCGGGAACGCTGGCCATGTCGATCGGCTTCGAGGCCCTTGAGTGGGGTGCTCCGACAGCCGCCGAAATGGTGGCGTACCCCGGCATCGAGTCGATCGTCCGCCGGTGCAAGGTTCTTGAGGTGTCGTACACCGCCCTGCCCATGAACGTGACGTGCCGCATGGTGTCGGGCGGCGGCCGCGACATGGCGGCCAGCGACAAGAGCCGTAAGGCCCTTCTGGAGGCCAAGGTGCCCGACCGCGTGATGGCCGACTTCGGGGTGCGGGCCGTGCGAACGATCGTCCTGCGGTGACGCGGGTACACTGACGACGCATTCCCTCCTTCTCCCTGCCAGCGATGCGACGGCACGCTGGCGGGTTCAACCGAATACACCTGCAAACGGCAGGTATCGCACGCCGGCCCGAGTGTTTCGCGCCGCGTGCCGTGCCGAGTCCGAGCAGAGAGCCCCATGTTTGCGGCCACGCCGCGAAAGGTTCTCATGCTCACTCGCAAGACTCTCATTGACTCGCTCAAGGCCAACGGCCTGACCGGCGAAGTCACCATCGACTCCGCCAAGGCGTACATCGCCAAGTTGGACGCCGATGGCATCAAGTTCACCGACGCCGACGGCGCCGCCATCGACGTCGACGCCGTGTGGTCCACGTTCTCGGCGGTCAAGGTCGCCGACGATGTGGCCTCCGTGAAGGGCAGCAAGGCCCCGCACGCGGCCATCGCCGACAACGACGAGCCCGTCAGCGGCGGCACGCCGCAGCGGTTCAGCATCGGCAGCAGCATCAAGAAGGCGTACGCCGCGAAGATCAAGAGCGGCCGCGCCGTGTTCCACGACGCCGATCAGGCCGAGGCCTTCGGTTCGTGGGCCCGCCTCGCCCTCCTCGGCACGTACGACTACGGCTCCCAGAAGCGTGCCGACATCGACATCTGCCGCAAGGCGCAGGTGGAGTTCAACAACCAGTTGGGCGGCGCGCTCGTCCCCATCGAGTTCCTCCCGAACCTCGTGTTCCTCACCGAACAGTACGGCATCGCCCGCAAGGTGGCGAACGTGGTGCCGATGTCCCGCGACGTCATGACGGTGCCCCGCAAGACGGGTCTCGCGTCGATGGTCCCCGTGGCCGAAACCGGCACGATGACCCCGGCGGACAACTCGTACAACAACGTCACCCTGACGGCCAAGAAGTACGGCGTGCTGTACCAGATCAGCCGCGAACTGATGGCCGACTCGGCCGTGAACATCGCCGACGACGTTGCCCGCAGCATCGCCGAATCGCAGGCGATCGCGGAGGACAACGCCTACTTCCTCGGCGACGGCACCTCGACCTACGCCAACCAGGTCGGCCTCGCCAACGCCCTGCCTGCCTCGGCCTACGTCGACGTTTCACTCACGTGGCCGAACATGACCGTCGCCAGTTTCACCACGGTGATGGGCAGCGTCGAGAACGTGAATCCCGCGCGCCTCGCGTTCGTCTGCAGCCGCCAGTTCTTCGCACAGGTCATGCTCCGCGTGGACAAGACCGCCAACCAGTTCAAGGAACTGACCATGGGCGGCCTCGGCGGCGACGCGACTTTCCTCGGCTACCCCGTGTTCTTCTCGCAGGTCCTGCCGAAGGCGAGCGGGAGCAACATCAAGTCGTGCTACTTCGGCGACTTCACCGGCGGCACGATGCTGGGCGACCGTCGCCAGTTGGAAATTCAGACCTCCGACCAGTTCTACTTCAACAACGACAGCATCGCCGTCCGCGGCACCAGCCGCTTCTGCGTGGATGTCCACGGCGACGGCCGCGGCTCGACCTATGGCCCGGTGGTCTGCCTCGTCGGCGACTGATCCGCCCTGACTCACACGAAAGGACTCTGACTCATGAACGTTCTCCTCAACGCTTTCATCAAGGGCGGCACCTCGACCGGTGGCCCCATCGACATCAACGGCACGACCAACAGCGGCGTTGCCTTCGACCTGACCTCCCTTGGCGGTCTGGGCGAAGCGGCGGCCATCGTCACCATCGGCAACATCGCGGCCGACGCGACGGCGCTCAAGGTCCAGCACAGCAACGACAACAGCAACTGGGACGATGTTTCCGGTGCTGCGTTCACCAGCACGGCCCTGCCGACGGCGGCTGGCGGTGACAACGACTGCTGGCTGTTCCACTTCCGCACGGGCGGCTCGCTCCGTCGCTACCTCCGCGTGGTGGCGACGGCTGGTGCGGGCGCCACGCTGTACGGCGTGGTGTGGATCGGCCTGCACGGTGCGCAGGGCGTGACCGGCACTACCGAAGTCGAGCGGTCGGCTTCGCAGGGCCTCGGCAACACCACCTCGCTGCTGGGTCGCGTGGTCGTGGCCGTCTGATTCTCTCGCTTACACACCCTCGGCCCGCGGCGAAAGCACCGGGCCGGGCTTCATGGCCAGCCTCATCAGCATCGCCGAGTACAAGGTATGGGCGGGCATCACCGGCACCGCACAGGACGCCCTGCTCACCGTCCTGGTGGACGCCGTCTCGATGGAGGTCCGTCGCTGGTGCGACCGCAACCTGACCAACGGCTTCGAGTCCGTAAGCCGCACCGAGCGGTACGACGGCAACGACGAGCAGACCATCCAACTCATCGAATGGCCAGTGACCAGCATCACCAGCGTCACGCTCTACACGGCGGGCGGCGACACGACCGTCATCGACTCCGACACGTATCGCGTCAACGGCGATTCGGGCGTGCTGTCTCGCATCGACCCCAAGCGGGCGCGGTTCCCAGTCACTGCGTTCGGCACCGTCGAGGCGACGTTCTCGACCCAGCCATGGTTCGAGGAGGGCTTCGACAACGTGCAGGTGGTGTACACCGGCGGGTACGCGACGATCCCGGCTGACCTCAAGATGGCGTGCTACCGCCTGACGGACCTTGCCTATTCGGCCCGCGGCCGCAACTTCGGCATTCAGTCCGAAAGCCTCGGCGGGTACTCGTACACGAACGCGAACCCGAAGGCCACCAACGAACTGAAGGCCGAACTCGTGCGAGCGTACAACACCGGGAGGGCGTGACGTGGCGAACACGCCGTGGCATCTGCTGACCCAGACGATGGACGTTTACACCACCACATGGTCGACGGCCAATGACGGCGTACCACGTGGAAGTGGTCCCGTTTCGGCGTCGTTCTCGGTGGCGTGCAGCGTACAACCGGGCTCGGCGGCGGATGGTCTGGTCTACGGCCGCGACACCACGACCAAGATCTTCGAGGTGTACTGCGCCCCAATCACGACAGCCGGCGCCGCGTGGAACGTGACGCCCAAGGACAAGGTCATCATCAACGGCGTGCAGTACCGGGTCGCGGGCCAGCCGCGAGACCTGATCCTGCAGGGCGTGATCTACGTGGTCACCCTTGAGAGGGACCAAGACTAATGGCCCTCCGCGTGACCAAGACAATCATGCAACTGGACCGCCCACGGCTGCAGCAACTGCTCGGCGAGGCCGCCAATCATGGCGTCGATCGTGCCGCCACGCAGTGCGTCCGGTTTATCAAGCAGTCGTTTCCCAAGACCTCGTGGTTTCAACCGTCGCCCGTTGGCGGCCCTCCTGGTACAGTCACGGGCAACTTGCGGCGGTCAATCACGGCAACGCCGGCAAAGAACGGCCGGGCCATTGTGGGGACGAACGCCAGGTACGCCCGCATCCATGAACAGGGCGGCGTCCTGAAGCCCACGACCAAGAAGTACCTGACGATACCCGTGAGCGTGGCCGCGGCCAAGATGCGGGCCAACACGAAAGACCTGAGGACGCAGGCCCTGACGTTCCGCCAAGGCCCGAATCGCGGCGTGGCGTTCCTGTTCCGGACGACCAAGGGCAAGAACGCCCGCAGTGAGTTGATGTTCGTGCTCAAGCGTTCGGTGCGGATGCCTCCTCGACCGTTCATGCGGCCCGCCGCGACCAACAAGAACAACCAGATGGCCATGGTCAAGGCGTTTGGTGCAGGCTTCCGCAGCATCATCCGCAAGGCATTCAAGCCTGCACCCGGGAGCCCCGCATGATCCTGTCCAGCATCTACCAGGCCATCTTCGACCGCGTGAAG